ACCCAAACTCGACCAGAGAACGAGGAAATTCCTACGTTGTCGTTGCTGTTGATGACAGCCTTGGCAGTCGCGTTGTTTCCGCCACCGCCGGTAATGGTTACTGTGATGTTGGCAGAGTTGGTGTAGCCCGATCCTGGATTAACCATCAGAACCTGGGTAAGTTGACCGCCAGATAACACGGCTTGCGCTGTAGCGTTCGCTCCACCGCCGCCAGCAATCGTGACTACCGTGTTGGACACGTTGGTGTAGCCGCTGCCACCATTGGTCACTAGGACGCTGACTGTACCTTTTTTGAACGTCACAATGCCTGCAACCGCATTGGCCCCCGTGCCACCACCCCCAGACAGGGTTACGGTAGGCGCTACGGTGTAGCCTGTTCCAGCCTCGGATACGGTAATTGTCGTGACCGCGCCGCCAGAAATGGTAGCTGCGGCAAGAGCCTGTACGCCGTTGGCGTTGTTTGGGGCGCTGATCGTGACTGTAGGAATGGCAGTGTAGCCAGAGCCTCCGGCAATGACAGCAATCGAGCCAACAGACCCTACAAAAACTAAATTTGTACCATCCCAGGTGTAGTACCCGTTTGCTGGATCAAGGATAAGGGCGCGTTCGTCCTTCCACTGTCCAACCTCTACGCCAGCCGCCGAGAATGTGCCGGTAGTAGCTACGTTACCTTTGGTAGAATCGGTAATGTTAAAAAATTCGCACCTTCCATCAGCTTCAAACGCAAGGATGTAATCTTTGTTGCTAATAGAACAGGAAAATAAATTTGTGACGTTGCTTGCAAAGGTAACTGCTGCATTGCCAGAGTCAACTACCGTGCTGCGGTTGTTAATGATCTTGATGTTAGCAAAACCAACAGGTTGGGCGTTTTCAATCCAAGCAAATTCCGTCTGGTCGATAGCCGTCCGGTTGGCCTTGGTATTGACCCCTTTGAACTCCTTGACAACCTGATAGGATTTTTTTTGCTCTGCGGCAGCCATATCAGTACGGAGTCGAGTAAGGGTTGGGTATCCTTCTGGTGTACGTTGTCGTTAAGACAGATTGTGCCTGTAGCTGATATTGCTGCTTGAAAATCTCAGCTTCGCCATAAGATTGTTCTTTGAACTTGGCCTTGTAACAAGCATAGAACGCCACCGGGGTAGTCCACGGGTCAGGTATCTGGTCTACTTCCGTGCCGCTAGTTAGCGGTGTCGGGAGGATGACCGTATCGCATTCCATCGTGTACGTTTGATCTGGAACCGGGCCAATGTATAGGCTGGTAGGCCCGTACATGGAGAAGGCAATCGGTTGACCAATGTAGTTTTGCCAGTAACGCAGTTGCGCGTTGAATTGCGTCCAGGGCAAGTAGCGCATTGGAACGCGAGTGTTTCCCCAATACAGATTGATGTTCAGCACATCCATGGTCTGCATTGCTTCTGGAAAGTCAGTCAGAAAGGTATAGACCTCTTGACTTGTAACAGCCGTGACCGTCTGTATTTTTCGCAGACAGCCGGTATCTCTGACTAAACGCTGACGAGCGTTGTTGATGTAGTCAGTCAGTTCATTGTCAGAATAGAAGTTGCCATTAGCATCATGGAGCAACCTGCGACATTCTGTAATGTAGCCCGAGAGAGTTTGTGACATCTGTATCCCATTATGCAGTCAAGGATAGGAGTTTTCCCCCCGCCCGCTTTGCAACGGGAAGGGGTACTTGTTCCACCACCGGGGATAAGAAGTGGTCTTGTTGAGGCGCTTCCTCGGTCATAACAAAGTTTGCCAGCCTTTTCAATCCATCAGGAATTTCATTGCTGGTCAAACAAAGCCCGAGGGGGGCCAAATACGGTTCCTTATTATTGTCACCGTATCCGAGTATGTGACGCGCTGCCTCTATCGGTATTTCGACAGTTTCATTTGTTGGGAACGAAACGTCTTTGCCGCGATAGTCAACGACAAGAGGTTTGAAATTCTTGTTAGTCACATAGACGGTTGTCATTACAGGCTCACCACATCGCCAAACACGGATATATCGCAAGTGCCAGCAACGGCAGTATTGACTTTCACAAACAGAGCACTGGCAGTGTAGGTGCTAGTTGCAGTACCTGCTGCCAGTGTCATGTCTTGGAAAGTAGAAGTGCTGGTCACGTTTGACAGCAATACGTTACCAGTTACCGCATTCGACACGTTACCGTCCGAGGAGGTCAGGATCGTGACGTTTGCGGTATTGATGGTTGCGTTTGCGTTCATCACCGTGATTTGACGAATGATGTATTGCGTACCACCCAGAATAGCAATAGTTGCTACCGCATTTCCAGTAGCAGCCAAAGACACGGTTTGGGCTTCGCCCACAGCGTATCGGCTAAATTTATCCGGGTAATTTGCGCCTACATGATTCGCTATCATGGTGACTCCTTATGTGTTGTAAGTACCAGTGGAGTCTTGACCGCCGTTGATGGTCACCAGAGTTGCGGTGGTATTGGCGTTGACTGCTTTCGCAGCTACGTTAGTACCGTCCGAAACAAAGAAGCCGCCAGTGTTGTTGGCAATCAAAGTACCCCATGCAGCGCCACTGTACATAACAACGCTAACGTTGGCTTGTGCATTCATCATATATGCACCAGCAGTAATCACGGTTCCGTTGCCGGTCGTGACTGCCGCAACCGTAGTGGTTTGCAGATAAGCTGAAGCGGTGTTGGTTGTAGTATTCGCAACCAGAATTTTATTGAGTGCAAGTGCCATGGCTTTTTCTCCTTATAGCGTGAGTGAGTTATAGCCGGTCACTTGGGTCATTGACTTGGGCTTGGTGTTTACCAATTCGGCAATCATCAAGACCGCGCCAACGTAACCAATCTGCCAGTTCGGGAGGGTGGACTCAAAGCCCGTGAACACAAACGAACCTTGGTCGTGGATGTACAACGACAGGTAGTTGGTGTTAATCAGGTAGAGTTTACCTTCCGGGCAGTACGGATCGGGATAGATTGGAACGCCAGCAACCATCAGGGCGCGGAACGCAGCCTGCGGGCCGTTGGAGTCGCTATCAAAGCCGCTGCCGGGGGTGATGACGTATTGCTCTTGACCCACATAATCTTGAGCCAGCAGCGTCCAAGTACCGAAGCCGCACACGCCGAACGAGGGCATTTCTGCGCCGTTCTTGACCGTGCCGCTAATGTACTGAAGTACGTTTTGACGAGTCGGGTTGACCGAGCCAGCAGCGTACTGTTTGGATTGCCACCAGGTGTAGGTGGAACGGTCGATGTTGCCGTAGTTACCAGCGGCAGGGTTGCTAGAAGAAATAGCCCCTGGCAGACCGATAAACTGCTGCGTGTTCGTGGTGTTGTTGTACAGAGCCGTAGCCATTGCGTCCATCATTACGTTGGTCGCATCGTTCATACGGGCTTCGATCAATGGGATTACCGCATGATCTTGCTGCACAGCACCTTCCATTCCGAGGAACGGAACGGGCGCAATCATCAGCTTGAGGTTGAATTCAGCGTTGTACGCGCCTTGCTGAACGCTAGGCTGTGCAAACGATCCGCTGTAGTCAGACCATTGAGCATTGACAAACTGCGCTCCCTGGACGGGAACGGTGACAGATGACACACCACCGGAAGCCTGCTGACTGTTTGCAATCAGTGCCGCCATGAGGGGAGTCGAGTTGTAAAGCTGGACAACCAGTTTCGGGATAAACGCACGCCGAGTGACATAAGTCAGTTCGGTGTACTGGGTAGAACCCGAAGCCGGAAGAATACCGCCGCCGATAGGCATGGTTCATCTCCGAGATTAAAAATATCCCCTAATACTACTTAAATCCCGATGGGCCGCGAAGTTTTCCGCAACTCAGCGAGTGCTTTGGATGCTTCATCCCGTGCACCTTGCACAGGATTCTTCCAATACTTACCCAGATCAAACTTGGTCATAGGATTTGGGTTGTAGCCAGACGGAGTAGGTTGGGCAGACTGTTTCATCCAACTCCAGTATTCGGCTGCTGTTTTGTGGTCGGTCATGCCTTTTTCCAGCATGAGTTTTTCCACTTCAGCAACGTCATCGTCATTATTCACAAGCCCATTCATCTTGAGCCTAGAACGGCGCTTCTCCAGTTCTTCCATGGCTTCTTTCTCTTGCCACTTAGAACGAAGTTCCTGATTTTCCCTACGCATTAATTCGATGGCGCTGTCGGTCTTGTCCTCAATATCCAATTCGGGGATGGTCATCTCCGGCTTGTGTCTTTTGGTCAGACGCAAAAATTCCTTGCGCGTTGCAGGATTCTCAGACAGTTGACGAGCCAGCAAAGCCAGTTCGTCACGCGCTTCCATACTCAGATCTTCAAGGCTCATCTTTTATCCCCTTTGATAGTTAGATGACTTTACGTCCAGTTTTGGCGCTGGGTTGCTTTTCCAAGCTCATTTGATTCTTGGAATACTTGCCAGGGCCACTCAGACCGCCGGTTGCTGCATAGCGCGGCGGGTTGGTGATTTGACCATTTTGTTGGTTCTGGTCGGTCGGGCGGCGCGGTTGTGACGCACCACGGGGCTTAAACAAGTCCATGATTACTCCTTACATTGCGGGGGGTTGAGGTGCGCCACCAGGAGCCATTCCCGGTATAGCGGGTGCTGCTGCCATTGCCTTGCCTTCTGGCGTTGCACCACCAGCCTGGGGCAAGTTCTGAAGCATTTGCATGATCTCGGCGTTTTGCAATTCCTTGGTCTTTTCTTTCTTCCCACCAAGCATTCCTGACAGTGAGCGCAGGATTTGCAATGCCTTCATGCCTTCAGGCGATTCGGAACCGAATGCCGGAAGTGCTTGTTCAATCAAGTCCATCGCCATCGAGAGGTTAATCATCGCCCCCTCTTTGTTTCCCATTTTGGGTTCGGGCGTGGACATTGGAGCAGCCATGGGCGGGGTTTCAGCATCAGACATATTCCCCATGCCCATACCTGGCTCTGCACCAGGCGTAGGGCCAGCAGCAGGCGTAGGCGCTCCGCGCTGTCCTTTAATCATTTCCATCAATCGGTCTGACGGTACGCTCATGGTTAATCCCTAAGTTATCCGAATAGTGGCAAGCACTTACTAACTTGTCAAGTTAAAAAAATGGGGGCTATATTTTCCCACCCGCCCCGCAGGGGTAGACCCTTTCGGGAATTACTTGCGAGCCTTACGGCCTTTGCGAGCTTTACGCATGATTCACTCCTAACAGAGGAGGCGACCTATTTAAAAGGGAAGGAAGCCACACCCTTATCCCTTGCGAGGATTACTTACCGCCGGGTCTTGCGGGTACGCTTCATTTTCTTGTACATGGTGTACTCCTAGATACTGCGGGTTGAGGAACGTCCATCAGACCGGGGTGTACTCCGGCTGGAATAGTTTTTACCACCCTGCACACGGTATTGCAAGGCTGGCTCTTGTCTGCCCAGAGATTGCGTACTTACGCGAGGCTGGTCAGCTTTGGGTTGGGTATTGCCTGGGTTCATTCTCCACCTACCGCTTTTAGGTCTGGTTTGCCGCCACCCTTTTCGGGTTTTGGTTGGGCAGCTTGTTGCGCCGCCATCATAGATTGCTTTTCTTCCATACGCTTGAGCCGGTCTTTCAGTTCCTGCTTCATGGGCGGCTCTAGCAAGTCGAGCAAAGATTCCTTGTCGATGGCCTGGGCCTTGAACAGGTTGAACGCCAGTTGGCGCAAGTCCTCGGTAAAGATCGGGCTGTTGCTGTGCGCGTCTACCTTGACCGTGTAATCTTTTGTGAATTGCTCGGCAACAAAGGGGACTTTCTCGGTGTCTTTGAAGTGAGTATCATCGTATGCCTGCATCAGCTTCAAGTACAGCGTAGATACCTTTTCCAGCGCATCTTCAACAATCAAGGCGCGTTTCTTGGCGCGGCTAGAGCCTAGACGGGCAAGCTGGCTGGCGTGTCCGGCAGACCGGACTCCTGATTCACCCTTGCCTTGCAAGACGTTGCCAATGCCTGAGACTTCCTCAAACATCCTGTCTATCTGATTTAAAGATTCATACAGGTCTGATGGGATAGTGGGCGCTAACTTCTCTACCTTGGCATTAGGCATATCGGTAGACAACAAGCCGCCGGCACGGTTCAGAGCAA